CATAATTAGAATCTAGTGAGACCCAAACCTTACCAACTCCTCGGAACTCCTCGGAACTCCTCCCAACTCCCCCCAACTCCCCCCAAACTCAATGTATACCACCACCTAACTCATTCGATATACAGGCGTGCTACGCTAAGTGACTCATCCAATAATTCACTTGGTCTTTTTTATACCCAGCATCTTTGCAAAGCTGGCTCCAGCCTCTTCAGCCTTGGCATCACCTATGGCTTTCTTAATTTCAGCATCAACCTTCTCAGATTTGCTCTTGTATTTCTCACCCCCTGAAAGAGCTACAACCGCCCTGTTAAAGAGTGGTAATAACATAATTATACCGATGACAATACCAATGTACATCAAATTAGATTTAGCAGTTTTGTTAAGTTTCATTTACTATATGTAAATATTAAATTAACAACCCATCTTCTTCCTCGCACGGGGGCTACTCAGATATTTACACGTTTTGGCCTTTCTCCTGGCCTTGGAGCGCGCGCTTTCGTTGACACCTGTGCCACGCATCACACGGGCCTCTCGTTCTCTGTTTCTTCCCCGTCGTCGTCCACGAGCAAATTCCGTCTTTTTGAGAAGAGGTATGAGCATGAGAGCTAAGATTACAATACCAATGTACATGAGATTCGCGCGAGCAGTTTTGTTGAGATTCATTTTATTATAATAGGATATTTTTTTACTTGCTTTTATTCACGGGTGAAGGACCAATTAATTGTTTGTCAACCAGTAAACCAACATCCTGACGCTCGTCACGCACATTCTTATTTCCCTTCTCATAACCCTCAAAAAGTTTAGAAATTTTGGGTAGGAGCATGAGTATAAGGATGATGACACCGATATACATCAGGTTCTGTTTCGCAGTTTTGTTAAGATTCATATATTACATACAATGAAAATAATCTCAGTTGATAATATATGGAACTCACATTTAAAGACACTCTTATGTTTTATCAAACATCCCTGCGTAATGTAGGATTATACACATCTATATCGTTAGGTTTACTCGGTGTATCTAGATTTTATCGTGGAAAGGGGGACTTCGTCTACAATACCGCATTTATACTTCTGAGCATGGCCACACTCTTTTTAGCATTTTCAATTTTGAGGAATCTTATTCGTCATGTCACTGTATTCAGGGAAAGTTTAAATGATGAAAAACAAAAGGCTGCAGTCAATGAATGGTTAGGTATTAGCAACACATTACAATACGTTGTGGGATCTGTTTTTGTATTCTCAGTTTACACCTTCTACAGGCAGTTCTGATTCCGCCTCTTCAGCCAAAATCGCGCGTAAACGCTCGGTGATGTCCTCACCCTCAAACTCATTGTTTGTGAGATCTGGATCTAGTACATCACCATGTGTAAGACAAAGAGGGCATGGTTCAGTTGGAATTTCACCAATCACGTGATTGTGTTCGGGTTGAATTTTCTTGGGCTTAGCTTCCTTCTTCACCCGCTTCTTTTTTTCTTTTTTTTCTGTTGTCTGCTTCCCTTCAGCATGCATCTTACAAAACTTGGTTCCGGGGCAGGCCTTGTTACGACAAGGGATACCCTTTCCAGTTACACCTTCACATATAACCTTGGTTTTATCTTCTCCCTTGAGGGAAGCAATCTCTTTACGGAGACTCTGAAGAGTACTCAGAATCTCGGTAAGAGTGGTGTCAGATATAGTAATTTCAGACATTTACAAATTAGTTGTTCTTTAGATATATTTTCACTGTTGATACCTTCGACTTAGGTATTCATTTTACCTTTTCTTCTTCTTACACGACTTCATAGAAGAACTAACATTCCAAATGACGGCAGTGTAAACTAGGATGACTGTACCCCAAAAGATTTGGGATCTGTACTGCGAAACAAATCCACTGATACCCCCTCCGACCGCTGGTCTATTTCCATTGAGAGGACCTGGTTGCGCTGCTGTGGCGTATGGCTCCATGATATATAGTATACCCACATTTTATTGGTGGGTTCCCTCAACCTTTGGTTTTTTGTTAGTGAGAGCTGGATCAAAAGAGGTTTTACTGAGGTTGGGACCCTTTTTCTTCTCCATACCGGCTGGTACACACCCAGCTGGGCATTTTCCTGCTGGTTTGACTTTAGAGCCCTTCTTATCTTTCTTAGGTTTTTTCTCGAGAGTGGCAGCTGCCTTCTTCCAGACAGATCGTGCCTTCTTTTTGTCCTTCTTAGACTTCTTCTTCTTGGTCTCATACCAACTGTATTTTCCCCTGGTAGACACCGCAACAAAGACAACGAAAATAACGAATCCGATACTGTATAGTATCTGAGTTCGGTACTCGGTAAAAAATGAATTGTTCCCATTGACATTAGGCCTGTTACCATTTAAAGGGCCGGGCTCCGATGCTGTAGCGTAGGGCTGCATTTATAATAGGTCTATATTTTTATCAAAGGGGGGTTTGATAAAAATGCGATTATGTATATGTGATATTTTTAAATTTACGCCTCGTCGTCAGAGTCCTCATCAGATTCAGAGTCGGACTCACCCATGGGGAGGGGTTCGCCATCCATACCCTCCTCCTCCTCGTCATCGGAATCCTCTTCCTCACCCTCAAGCATCTCAACGAACTTAAGCTGGCCTGAAAAGTAGAAAATAAGAGTGGCTAAAGCAGCACCAAGAGCGATGAACATGATCATCTTCTGGGTATCGTTCTTCATAGTTATACTACTTGACAATATTTTTTTTTCGTGGATTATATTAAATGAACCGTCCAATTTGTAACGTCGCACTGGAATCTATCATCATAGGATTAATGACCGTAACAATCTTTTATGCACTAAAAAATATTAACAGGCTAGACATCTTCTGGAGACTATTCTTTACTGGTGTACTCATCCATGTTGGATTTGAATATACTGGGGGGAATCGGTGGTGGTGCGAACAAACGTACAAGCTGTGAGTTTATTGCCCATGCATCATATTATAGGATAAATATGACTGACGATCCCTGTATTCCATAACCTCATCCTCCAAATCCCTCTTCAACTCCCTCGCATCATGAGTTAACCTGCTGATGCGATTGTTTTGTCTCAATCTGTAATTGTTGTACAGTGTTCTCTCGTATCTCTTACTAGTACATTCCTTTCTTTCATCTTCGGAACCCCATGCTGTGTTGGCATTAAGATTATCAAATGTCCAATCACCACCACCAACACATTCCCGATCACCGTCACAGTATTCTCGGATAGCGTCTTCCCTGATTTTTTTAGTAATGTTTCCGATAGGTTTTAAAACTCTCAAACTCCTATCAGCAATTTTAATGTCATCCATCAAACGTTTAATAATACTCTCATTTTGACGGTACTCGCGAGAGTTAATTTCTAAACCACTCAGTAACCTCTCAATACCCGAACCAGCACTCGGTTCGTATTCTTCATCAGTACTTTCATCCTCCTCGTATTGAGGAAGACGATAAACTGCCATACCTGGTTGAACAACCTGAAAGGGGACATTAACTGGAATACTTCGCCTGTCAATGATGGGGGGATCCTCATTTTTAGGTAGATTCTCATGAACCCTTTTTAAATTATCAGCCATTTCCAGATACGTACCCTCAGGGATCATACTGGAAATTTCATCAAGACTTTGCATAATACTTTTAAGATTATCCATGGTGTGAAAGTTATTTTCTTGTTTTTTAATTCACACTTAGGTTTTAAGCTCTATAATTCATCTAGTTTGTCGTCAGCTTCCTCTAACTTTTCGAGGCGTCTTTCAATTGCGTTACGATATTTCTCCCTAAATGTGTTCTCTATCTGCATATATGTCTTGGCCATACTCATAACATCCTCGTTGGTAAGATGTAGACGTTCAAGTGTATCTTCCCACGTACTGTTACGATCTACCCCCTCCGAATCACGTACAGTGTAATTTATGTAATCGTCTGGATCCAAGTTATTAGATAAACAGTAATGTCTAACACTCGTCTCTTGGATGTACTTAGTTCTTCTCTTTAGAATGGGAGTACCCTCTAATTCTTTACGCAAATAATCCATTTGACCAGTTATATAATCAGAATCCAATCCAATTCCTTGATCCATGTAATAGTTACGGAAGTAATCGTAAACTTCCCTTGTAGGACCAAGTGGTTGTATAGAAAAATTGTCGTAATCAAAGAAAAACTCTGGGTCAGCACGCTTACTGTACGCCCTTTTTAAACGGTTACATATGTCTAAATAATCTCCTTCTGATAGTTTATCTGAATTCTTGTCAATTAGTTGCATAACTTCTAATAGTTCATCCATACTTATATATTCGTAAATCTTTTTGTCTAAGTCACTTAAAAATTTCTGTCCTAATGTCAGAATGTACAAAACCTCTTACGATAAGAGTGATTGTCAAACAGGTATTGTACACATTGGATATGGGGCTTTCCATAGAGCACACCAGGCCGCCTATATAGATGACTATATGGAGAAAACTGGTGATCTCCGGTGGGGTATCGTAGCCGTCAATCTCCGAAATGAAGGCTTTCGGGAAATTGATGATTACGTTGTAAAAACTCCATCCTCTTATCGTCTAGTTAGGTCACACCTAGACTACATAGATTGGACTAAGAATAGGACAGTTGCGAAACATATGCTCGTATTATCGAGTGTAAAACTTATAACAATCACTGTTACGGAAAGTGGCTATGCACCCGGATCTCCCTTATTTGAATACCTCGCATGTGGTCTCAGAAACAGAAACTCACCAATCACCATCTTGTGCTGTGACAACATTCGCCAGAATGGACGTGCTCTCGAAGCACAGTTTCTAGCGTACTTGTATCAGACTAATCAGATTGAACTTGCTAATTGGGTAAGAGAAAATGTATCATTTCCATCATGTATGGTTGATAGAATTACTCCACGTACAGACGATCCATTACGTTTTGAAGTTGAGGAGCTTTTTCCGAGTTATGGAAAAACAGCCATACAAACAGAAGAATTTACCCAATGGGTCATAGAAGATGATTTTGCTGCAGAATTCCCAGATCTGACTGAGGTCGGTGTTACTATAACAAAGAATCTTGAACCGTATGAAGAAACCAAAATCCGAATCCTCAATGGTGGGCACACATCTCTAGCCTATCTAGGCGTTCTCTCGGGATACAGCACGTTTGATGAAGTTATGAGTGATAAAGCACATTTGAAACATTTTAAACTACTTCAGAGTGAAGAGATTGTTCCCTCGATTGAAATGGATTTACCCTTTGACATAGACGAATATGTTGAAACAATAGAAGAACGGTTATCCGCAGCATATAATAACGATCATTTAGAACGAATCTGTATGGATGGTTTCACGAAGTTTCATACATTTATCGTTCCTTCACTCCGAGTTTGTCTAGAACAACGTAAACGACCTATACATATATACAGAAGTATTGGTGCGTGGTATATATATGCTCGAAAGTTTGCGAGGGGGTGTATCAGGATTAAATATACCGAACCGAATTGGTTACTTCTCGAACCCTTGCTGCGAGATGGAGCTGTTGACGCATTTGTTTCTAACGAACGTTTATGGGGTGAATTACCAAAGAAATATAGAACATTCTCAAGAGATCTAAAATCAGTTCTAATCTCACACACATACGAGAAGGAAATTGATCTTCTAGGTGAAGATTAAAACATCTGCGTAAAATAAGGATGCCAAAAGCCCCCCCGACATTCAACGCGATATCTTTGGAGATCGCAAATAAAAATTATAACAAAGAACCAGGTGTCGTAACCAATAATAAATGCTTCCCTAGTAAAACCGTCAAGGTTTATAATCGAAGCAAATATCACATTAAAATTGAAATAGAACACGTCCCCAAACCTTCATTCATAACATCACTCATGTGTGGTTTCAGAGGAGCCAATTTCCAGGTTGATCGAGAACAGAATGAAGGGTACAAAGTACAAAAATTCTTTCTACCACCGGTAGAAGATCCAATGAAACCAATTATGAAACCAATCCATATAATGGGTGGAAGCTACATAATGACTTCATGGATGAACGGTATTAAGCGAGACGACGCGAGACTACTAACATTAAACGAATACCCTGTATTTCAAAATAGACACTACAAAGAAATTGAAGGACAAGAAGTAGAAGTAGAACATCACTGGGGAAAACAAAAGAGTTTTTCTTGGTTCTAGCTGGAAAGTGTCCTCTGGAGCTCGGCGAGGGTCATGTTATCCTCGAAATCATCCATAAGTTTTTCACGACCTTTCAAGATATCATCCCTCACTTGGAGACGATCTTCCAACTTTCTCTTCTTCTCCTTGAATTTCTCCATACATTTGTTGTAATCTCGGACGGATTTGTTAACTTGCTCCTTCAAGGTGTTCAACTCCGCGGCCTGTCTCTCCAACCTGTTTCTCGACCTCCTCACCGCCAACTCCCTCCTTACAAGTTCATCTTGGGGCACACCGGACGCCGCCCCATGTAATTTTTTTAATTGGTTGCACACCTCCAAATAGAAACCTTCTGGAACTTGTTGAGCATTGTCGTCAAGAATTTCCATAATCTTGCGGCTGATATCCAGTTGCATGTTCAATTGACGACGTTGTACGTGCTGTTTAGTTTTTTTGATACTTATTGTGTTTATTACATTCACTTAGGCGCTTTTTCTAAAAATTAGGCACGTGGTCAATGCCACCCAACTCGAAATCGGCTGGCGCGAACGGCCTCAAGGCATCCCAGCGCAGGTACTCGGCCTCGGATTCGAAGTGGAGCTCTTCCTCTTCTTTTTTTTCCTCGTAGTTTTCCTTCTTGAGACGGATGGTCTCGAGCCTCTTCTTTGTGGCTTCCACCTTAACGAGTTCCTTTTGAATCTCCGCGAGGGTCATGTTATCCTCGAGCTGTTCCTTAAGGTCAGCGAGGGTGATGTCGTCCTCGTCCTCCTCGTCCTCCTCGTCCTCCTCGTCATCTTCACATGCTTGGCAATGAGCGTCAAACATGTGACAGGTGTGTTCTCCGTTTTTTACCATCTCTCGGATGTCGGGGTCATGCATGATGTCATCATCATCCTCGTCAGAGACCGGGTCAGCCTTCTTGGTCTCGGGGGGAGGGATGACCTCAAAGTTGATTTTAGCGTTGGGGAGCATGGTCGTGAGACGATCCAAAGTTTTCATGGCGGAGCGGGATCCGATGAGCTTGCCGCCGAGAGCTTGGATTTCAAAGTTCATTGTTGTTTGTTGTTTGTTGTTTGTTGGTTGAAAATACAAGGTTTTGAGTTGACTTAGGTACTTAAACCGACTTGATGTAAGAAGCCAGAGAATACATGATAGGTGGAACAGAAAAAGAACCCATCGATGTCATGAAAGCTGAACTCGCATCTTCGGGTGTTTTAATCTTTCCATGAATAACTTTGGAAATGGAGGTCTCCATCACCTTATCAACCGTAGTATCAATAGGTTTAATGATCATGGGAATAGCCATAAGTCCAAAGAGTGTAGCCAATACATGAGCAGTTTGCTCGTTTTCGGTAAGTTTATTAGCTATCATGTTATCGGACATGTTTACAATTACACGAATAATAGACCCCGGCCAAAAGACCGATGCGAGCATCTGCCAAGTCATAGTTTCAGCCGATACTTTGAGTGCATCTTGAATCTTAGTTTCTTCGTCTGCGGTCTCGTATGCCTTTTGACCCTTGTCAATTGTATCAAACATGACGTACGACGCAGCCACACAGTATGATGCGGGAACACCCCATTCCGGAATAAACGCTGTAAAAGCCTCACCAACTTCGTTCGCGTATCCCATGTATCGAAGAGATGTATCACGGTAAGGATCCACAGTGGTTGCGCATGTTTTTAGAGTTTTCTTGAAACGATTTACATGTTTTGGTACGGTGATCGTAGGACGAATAGCCAGCATTTGGATACTAAATGCTATTAAACTTTATATTCATTATCACCTAAACCAATACCCATTCGCAGGTGATGATGAGGGTACGTTGGCGGCACTATTTGTTCTAGAAAGGGCTGGTCTAATTTTATCGGGGATGAAAGCGTAGAGTTTCTTTAACTCGTTGCAGAGGGATAGGTAGACGTTCTCAGGGATTTTATCAGATATACTGTCTATGATTTGCATTACATTTTGAAGTACATTCATCACTATATTACATGGTTATTTTTCTAAACATTTAAGGTGTTGCTGGATTTCACGAGCTGCTCCATTTGCTTACGGTAAAGACGCCAGCCCGACTCAGTGCGAGGATCAGAGGGTGAGTTCGTGGTGCCTGTCCAGTCCTCGTCCTCGTCATCGGTGTCCTCAAAGGGACTGGGCAGCGGTGGGCTATCCACCGTTTGTAGGGTGTATGTGAGACTCTGTGTTCGTGGGTTCCATATGGAGCTCACGACTTCATCGATATTTACCGTTAGTAAAATTTTTATCTTGTACTTCCCCGGTACATTAATGTGAACTCCGCCACGCGTGAACGCGTTCCAAGTGATTTCTCTCACACTCTCAACTCCTGGTAGATCAACCTCCACCACGACTCTACCACTTCTCCATGGGCACCCATCGGGGTAGTTTATACGGTAAACAGGTTTTCTCTCGATACCCGCTTCGGTTGGTGTTTGTCCATTCTGATATGCTGAATCAAGTGCGTGATGGTCAGCCTCATGGTAGCGGCAGTTACGCCTATTGTGACCCACTTGGTGGCAGCGACCACATCGACGCGGAGCTGAAGGTCGCTGGAGAAAAACCTGTGTGGGTTGGCAAGTGTGAAGATTCTTGAGATGATCACATAACTTGAGGTAGAGGCCTTCGGGGATTTTATCCGAGTCCTCGTCCAGCTGTGTCATCATCGTGCGTAAAATGTCTTTTTGAGTAGTCATGTTTTTAGATGAAATTTACAAATATTCTTACAAACTTAGGTGCTAAATTCTTTAACGGCGTCGTTCGACCCGCGCCACAAACCCGTTGTCCACCATTCGTCCACTATCACTCACCCAAAACTCATTTGTTGCGGACTCCCAGTAATCACGGTGATAGACGCATGCATCAGCTAGCCTCAACTCGCTCTCCCTATCCACACAAAACATCTCCAACCCGGTCATCTTTGCCTTCGACTCAACCACCTTTAACTTAGCGTTTTGGATGGCGACATACCATCTCCTTTGGCATTCTTCCTTGTAGTCATCGTAAATCTTCTTCTCAAAGGCGGGAAGCTTTTGGATTGTTTTGAGTGAAAGTTCATCATAGTAGACTGGTGCCCAGCCAAGGCGGTTCGCCAAGGCTACCTTCTCCTCCTCGGTTGCAATTTCCACCACAATTGTCCGAAGACCGTTTTCCACCAGATTTTTCCAGGTCCAGCCGCTTGTCGGCACGGCGGCGGTGCTTAGGTGACCAACGAGTTCCCCAGCCTCACCACCGGAAGCCCAACGAGTGTTCTTTTCACACCACAGCTTGATAGCCTGAGTCTTTCGAAACGCAGTCATACGATTGATTGGGGTCCAAGTACGCCTCGCTTCCTTTTCGCATTTCATGAGAACCTTGTACTCCTCGTGCATCTTCTTCACACGATCCAGAAGCTGGTCTCTGAGAAGTGCAATATCAGAGAGACGTGTTCGATCGAGATTTGGGGAGAAGTCACTGTCCGAGTCATCATCACTATCAAGGACAGAATCATCGTCACTGTAGTAGAAGGTGTCATCGTGGATGCTCTTGTTGCCATTCATGTGTTCATGAACGCGTTTCATTTGGTCAGCCATCTTCAGATACATTCCGTCAGGGATCTGACTGGATATTTCGTCGATGCATGCCATGAGGTTACGTAAGTCTTCCATGTTGGTTGTTTTTTATTGAAAAATATAAATTCTAGGCTTCACTTAGGTATGGAACATCTAAGAAACATCATGGAGATCATGGAAAATGATGAAATGTTCCCAACAAAAACAGAATGGGCGTACGTGGAGATATCAAACGAACTCAAACATTTACACTTGAAATTAAAGGAACTAACAGGTCAGCTAGAAACTACAGCTACAGTTGATCCCTCAGCACCACCGCGGGTGATTCGAGATGCTTGGCGAGACCTCAATAGTCTACGTGTGAGACCTCGTCGTTAGTCTACATCCATCATAGAAACTTCAGCAACTGTGGTACCATCCTCTACGTGTTGATGCATTCCTTGTCTCGGTGGAGGATAATAAAACCCAGGTTCAACTGGTCCGTCATGATCCGTTGCCGCCCAATCCTCGTGTAATTCTTGTAAAAACTGATTAAGACCCGGATAGGTAATTTCTTCGTCATCATCTTCAAACCATTCAGGTGGTTGACCAGCAGTCACTGGTACAGTGGGTCGATATACAGGCCCGGAGATTAGAAAATCCCGCGACGGTCGTTCCCCCATCCAAAGAGGTTGATTTTGATCGAGGAGAAATGAAGGTGGTTTTACTTGTCGTCGTAACTCTTGAATTGTGTCACATAACTCTAGATAGTCCCCCTCAGGGATCCTATCCGAGTTTTTATCAATGAGGTCTATTATTTTATGAAAGAGATCCATCTTATTACAAATCTAGACAATCGCGTCACTTAGGTTTCTAAAAGACGAAGAAGCCTTCTTTACATCTCTTTCTAATTCTTCGTATTCAACAATGAGATCAGTAATATCATCAGCCATGTACATAGCTTCTCTCACTTTTTCTGTTAATTTCACAATTCTCACATATCTTCTGTGTATATGATCTTCCAAGGTTACGGAGGATATTAACTTTTTACATTTTGTAAGAAGAATTTCCAAACTTCTTCTTCTTTCTGCGTGTGTTTCCGAACGTATCTGTATATAACGTTTTTCTCCACAGTCATTCGTAGCCTCTATGACATCTCCTTTGAGTAATCTCTCAGTCAAACTTCCTTGGTGTGAAATAGGTTTCGGGGTAATGAAATCGATGATCGAGTGTATGAAACCGAACGGCATTTCTTGGGGGTAGGTGGGGGTTCAATTGGTGTGGTACAATAGAGAACTTCTTCCCAAATCTTCCGTTGAACGTCTGGGCACAGGGGGGCGGTAGCTTGGATAAAGGCGATTCTAAGTTCGTCTGTAGCCAAACCGGGGATACCGAGTGGTACACTTGAACGAACAAATAGATCGTTGATAGGAATTGTGTATTCACTCATTGTTAATTTTTTATATACTTTTTATTCCGACTTAGGTGTTTCATCACATTCGTCGTCACTTGGGTAGAGAGAATCGTTCTTCCAATCTTCGCGATCATAGGCTATCTTCTGAAGTTCAATATCAAGCCACACACGATAAGGTGCATCCCAAACGGCGCTCTTGACCCACTTAAGAACATTAGTAGTGTACTCTGGACCCATGGAAATCATAGTCCTACAGATAGCGTGAATCCAGTTGGATGAGATCATTTTTTATTAACTTTAGAAGCCATTTTTTTATATCCTTTAAAAACTCTAATCGCATCAATAATTGTGACCCCAGCAAGGGTACCCGTGAATATCACAGCTTTTACACCGAGTGATCCAGCCATACCTGTTCCCCTGAAAAAAAAAAGGAGACTTTTTTTTGTGGTATAACATTAGATATGGGATTAGAAGATATACCCAAAAAGGTTCAGTATGTCGTATTGGATTCTCGTTTTGTAAACGGAACCAATAATGTATTTTCACTTGATCTAACCCTAAAGTCAAATACTCACGTTGAAGATATGTCTAGAGTCATAGGTGTCAAAATGGTTGATTTCTACATTACACAGATTGGTGAGAATGACGCCAACCTTAATACCAATGTGGCTAAATATGTTGATGTCATATGTCCAGATATACCCAAGGTTGCGCAAATGTTAGACGAAAGGAATGGACAGATCCTAGCCCGTGTACCCCTAGAAAGACATTTTGTGGGTAGTAATGGAATATTAATGCGAGATAAACAATGGAAAACCTTTAATCCACCGACAAGATACTTTAATCCAATATCTATAAAAAAGTTAGATTTCAAAATATTTGAACAACAAGATGACGGTGATTATCTACTTCTTAAATCTAATGCACAGTGGTCAATGACACTCGAGATTACAACAGTAAATGTGAAAGAAAAGCCTGTAAATAAAGAAGTTCAAATACTTGAAATGTTGGGTAAATTGTTACAAAAACTTGAGACACTTAATCAAAATGTTCAAAAGTTACCCGATAAACCCCCAGACGAAAACCCTAAAAAGTATTCCTTTGGTTTACTAGTAGCAATCCTAGTAGCGTTGTTCGGGGGTTTTTTATGGTGGGTCAATAAAAGTTCTGCGTAAAAAGTATGGGGGGTAAAAAGGGTCGAAACAATTTAAAATTTTCACTCTCATCATCATACGACGAAAACGACTATTACTTCGAAGGAGAGATGGACGGAATCGAACATCCAACTGTAACACCAAAAAATGAAAATCAAAAACACTATAATAGGGTGTTATACAGTATTGGTAAACCCATGGTATTCGCAATCGGTCCGGCTGGAACAGGTAAGACGATGTTAGCGTGCTACGCCGCGATTGCTGGGTATAATGATAAAACATTTAAGAAAATCGTATTAACTCGACCCGTTGTATCAGTAGAAGAAGACATAGGATACCTACCAGGAACGTTAGAAGAAAAGATGGATCCTTGGACCAGACCCATTATGGATGTATTTAGTGAATTTTACAATCAAAGTGATATCCAATATATGATCAAAGAGAAAATCATAGAAATATGTCCTTTGGCCTACATGCGTGGAAGAACATTTAAGAACGCATTTGTAATCGCTGATGAAATGCAGAACTCAACACCAAATCAGATGAAAATGCTCCTCACTCGTATAGGTGAAGGTAGTAAGATGGTGATAACGGGTGATCCCAAACAACATGACAGGAAATACGAAGATAATGGTCTCAAAGATATTTGGTCTCGGTTAGAAGGGAAACAGAACAAACGCATTGAATGTATAACATTTGACTTCGCGGACATTGAAAGAAGTCCTATCGTGCGAGATATTCTCGAAATTTATGGTGACAAGTAATATTAATACACAGATGACAACCGGACTAGGAGTTGGTACAATCATGTCTGTATTAGCATTATGTTCGGGAACACCTCTCGAACCTCTACCCCTTTTGTATATTATGGCGTCGGCGAGGTGGGCATATGGTGCAGATAGATACCTAGATGGGAAGACTGAGGATACCCCAGAATCTATTGCTGCGGCTCTCTTAACAGCAAATCTGATACTATGGTACACAGATCAGTCCAAGTATATCCCACCAGAAATTCTATGTATTCTACTGTATCCTTCATTTAAGCAGAATTTACCATTATTAAAACCCTTTTATGTGGGTACCTTTTGGGCGGGAGCTATCAGTGTTGTACCGCATCTCATAGCTCACACAGATGTTATTGAAAATGAAACGATTGCGATGGGTCTTCTCGCATCGAGTGTATCAAACATGGCGGATATTGAAGATGTAGAAGATGACATTAAAAATGGAATCTATACAATTCCAACACGTATCGGAGTTTTACCAACCAGAGCATTATCAGCTGGTTTATTTTTGGGTTCCGTGTACAAAAGTGGTGTCAGATTACCACACGCATTACCTAGTAAACACATGTGTAGACCAAGATTCTTTTCGTCTCCTTTACCCATTTTTAGAAAATTCCCACTTTAATTTGACAGGTTTTCGTACGCGTCATCTCCATATAGATCATCCAGAATCTGAAGTATATTTTCAGAATCCTTGAAAGCTGACTGAGCTGCGCGAAGATTCCAACTCGCAATCATCCTCAATTTCTTATTCGCCTTTTTATACCTATCAACCTCGCGTTCCAGCTTTTCGATTTTCACAGTGTCATCCGTGGGTTCTTTAGGGCTCATGGCAAAATTCTGACGATGAACCGTGCGACCCGAATGTTGACGCCAATGTCTTCCACCTCTAGACGATTTACTTTCATCTGTCTTCTTAATCGTATTATAAATGTGTGTTGGTGCACGAGCGAGAGCGAACATGTATTTATAATAGGGGTATTAACTTTAATTAACTTGTATACTTAGGCATCAGTCTTCTTCGCGGCGGGCTTAGCCGAAGGCTTCTTGGCGGGAGTCTTAGCCGCGGGAGCCTTAGCAGCTGGGGCCGCAGCCGCAGTTCCAGCGGGGCCAGCGGGACCAGCGGCACCCTTAGGGCCAGCGGGACCAGCGGCACCCTTAGGGCCAGCGGGGCCTGGGGGACCGTGGGGACCAGTAGGACCTGGGGGACCCTGGGGACCAACTCCACCACCACCACCACCACCACAACCATCAACCATCTTTAGGAGTAGATTGAAAAGACGGGTCTTATCAATACGGACACTTTGCATTTCCTGCTCAATTTCTTGGCGAAGTGAAGACATTTTACTATATATAAAAGAAAGATTATCTTTAAACCTAGATGATTGTAGTGGGTCCACACGCAAAAACGGGTATTGGTCAACATGCCATGAAGTATGTGAAACTGTTCTTACCTGATGGATTGTATTACCAATTGGGTCAAAAACTCCCCGAGACAGAGAATGGCCTGATATTTGTAATTCCTACTCACGATCAGATTGAGTACATCAAGTATGCGAAAACGCGAGTAAAAAATCTAGCTTGTATGACAGTATGTGAAACTGAGACTGTACACGAAGACTATGGTCTAATTATGAAGGAATTTAAGCGTGTAGCTGTACCGAGTGAATTCTGTAAACGGGTTCTCTCTCGGCAGTTTCCTGATAACGAATTTTACGTTATACACGCACACATTCCTCAACCGAAGGAAAAGCCTTATATCTTCTATCACATTGGAAATATCATGGATCCCAGAAAGAAGTTCAAAGACATTCTTCAGGCTTTTGTGCGAATGAATGAACCAAATACGCGTCTCGTAGTCAAAGCCACCAGTAATCAAGCTGTACATATCCCATTCCCAAGAGTTGAAGTTACAAATGATATGTTAACGGATGAAGAAATGGATAATCTTCATAACAAGTGTGATTGCTATGTGAACTTTTCACACTCAGAGGGTGTTGGTATGGGTGCGGTTGAGGCTGCGATGCGAGATAAACCAGTGATTATAACAAATTACGGTGGAGCATCAGAATATATCAAAACACCTTATACAATTGACTGTGGACTTCAAGAATTGGAGAGGGACGATTTTCTCTTCAAAAAAGGTATGGTTTGGGGTGAACCAAACTTTGACCAACTCTTGGAGTTCATGAGACATGCGTATGATAATCGTGTTAGAGAGATGGATCACACTCATACACGAAATTTAGTTGGACGGAAGAACGTCTTGGAGGAGTTTGTTATCAACGTAATTGGTGGCGAGAACAATAAGACCAATGAGGATGGTACCGTTCATGATTGAATCTTTTTGTGCAATCAGATACATCACAAGATCATCAATAAAACCTATACCAGTTGGCTTTGTCATTAGACGAGGCACGAGAACGCTTATAATGAGATAGAGAGACATTGATATTATTACAGGTCTGAGACTTTCTTGATCCAACATGATCTTTATATTAACTACCTATTTTAATTTTGCTACCAATACCACCACTCTTATCAATTCTATGTTTTTTACAGAAACACCCACACACAGCCTTGAAAGAACAAGGTTTTCCCGCCATTGTCGTAGCTTGACAAAGTTTAACCTGGTTGCGTTGTTCGTTTACAACTGTCGGAGCTTTCTCTAAAACGATGATTTGTCTACTATCCTTCTTCTTCTCATGATTCTTGTAGGACATTTTCATTTTCCAAGTAGCATCTGCCAAACTTTCACACTTTTCATTTGCCTCATCAATGCGATACATTTTCATCGCATCCTTGAGACATTGATTCCAGAGGTCATTTCGTACAATCTCCATATTTGTAGATTAAGTTGATTTTCCAAATCATCAAGTTTTACTTAGGTACTCATTGGGATTCACCACCAATTTCTGAAAGATACATATCTACGCGACCAGCAAAGTCTGGGAATTTTTCAGTCGTCTGTTTAGTCACCATATCTTGTACATTTGTAACATGTTCTACAAACTTCTTAACATCTATACCCGTGGCATTATGTATTTGGGAATCAGATGCAATATCCTTAAGTGCGTAGAGATAAGCCACCGCGTAATTTGCGTGAAGTATAGCTATAGCTGGAGACTTGTCCTGTTGCGCAGCTGTGGCATAACGAGCTGATTGTCTTACTAATTTTTTGATGGAATGGGTCAGCCCCCTTGACTTATTTTGCATCACCAGTACGAGAACAAATATGGCGATTATGAAGAACGTGTACATGTCTTCTTAAGGTAACTAAAGAAAAATTATCATTATAATTTATGGCAGTAGATCAAGATCTACTCATAGTGATGAATACAATTGATGAGACTAGGGATCACATGTCAGAGGGGAAATATCTCAAAACATGTGATTCATTAAAACGAATTCATAAAAAACTAAAAAGACCTTCTTTACCACATTTAAATGAAATACGGATACCAATCACCAAACAGATACTATTTTTATTCACGGGAACTATTTCTGTTTTGAAACTTCTTGAATCTGTTAAAAAGAAGATCACGGCTTAGTGTTTTTTTTACCGCGGCGAACTTTTAAGATAAGTTTGGGTGGATACTTCTTGATGTTTTTGAGTTTGAATACCTTGCGTGTCAGGGGACTGGGTCTTTCAGCATTTAGACCTGTCTTATCCGAAAACGCCAAGTAATTCTTCAAACCATCCCTATCATAAACATGAAGAATCTTACCATTCTTAGCCACGTTCGTTTTGAGATAAGCTCTCTTGGATGGCTTTATATTGGTCTTGTTACCCGGGGACATTTCACGATTTAACCACGTGGCAACATTCTTGTTTTTTGGGCTATTTTTGGTTTTATTATTGTTATTTTTACCGTTATTATTCAACATGTTTAGATACTTTCTTTTCATATTTTTCAGCTCTTGTTCAGCTTTTTTTAGTTGAGCACGATTGTTATTATTCGTCATCTGATATAAGCTGAGATTTTTTACCTAAGTTAGAGTTTAGACTTGTAATAAAATCAAGAAAAAATGGAGAGCGTCCAAAAGCTCACCCACATTGAACATGTTTTAAAGCGACCAGACTCCTATGTCGGTCCAGTAGACCTGAGTACCGAGGCGTATTGGATTCTCAATGGTAACAAATCAAAATTTGAAAAGAAGAACCTCAAGTATTCCCCAGCTCTCTTGAAGATCTTTGATGAGATCCTCGTTAACGCAATTGATCGCAACTCTACACACCCCAAGAATGTTTCATCCATCGCCGTCTCTATAGACAAAGAGACTGGTGCTGTGACTATTGAAAATAATGGACCTCTCGGTGGTATCAGTGTTCGCATGCATGAGAAGGAAGGTATCTGGAATCCTGAATTGGTCTTTGGGCATCTCCTAACAAGTACAAACTACGACGACTCTCAAAAGAGAATTGTCGGGGGGCGCAATGGATATGGAGCCAAGTTGACGAATATTTACTCATCAGAATTTTCAATTGTCATTAAGGATCATGAAACAAAGCAAACTTACTCACAGAAATGGTCTAACAATATGACCGTCTGTGAACCACCAAAAATCAAAAAACATTCGGGTGCCACATCATCCGTGGCCGTAACGTTCACACCAGATTGGAGGCGTTTTAAGATGTCTAAGATGGATAACACAATCTATAAGATTTTCCAAAAGAGAGTTTGGGATGCCAACATCTGTACAACCCCAAACTGTAAAGTAAAGTTCAATGACGAGGTTCTCCCAAAACAGAACTTTGAGGCTTACGCAAAAATGCACACCGGTGTAGATAATGTACACTGTGTTACAACCGACCGATGGTCAGTGTGTATTGGTCCATCCGAGGATGGTATGCAACAGGTATCATTCGTGAACGGTATCTGTACAACTAAAGGTGGAACCCATGTTGATCACGCAGCTTCGCTAGTGGCTGCGGGGATTATTGAGGACATGGCTAAGAAGATCAAACTCAGGCCTCAACAGGTTAAGAACACGTTCGCAATCTTTGTGAAGGCAATCCTTGAGAACCCAACTTTCTCGAGTCAGGTTAAGTCTGAGTGTACCCTAAAAGCACAAGACTTTGGTTCTAAATTTGATATGCCCAAAACATTCGTCAAGAATGCTCTTAAGACTGGCATTTCCGATGAACTTACAGCTCTCTCAAAATTTAAGGAGATGAAAGAGTTGGCCAAAACTGATGGTGGAGCTCGGAAGTCTAAAATCACTGGTATTCCCAAGCTTGATGACGCAAACAAAGCTGGGACAGCACAATCTTCTAGGTGTACACTCATCGTCACGGAGGGTGACTCAGCTAAGACCCTAGCCGTCGCTGGCCTCTCAGTTGTTGGTAGAGACCACTACGGTGTCTTCCCACTTCGGGGGAAGTGTAAGAATGTCCGAGATGCATCGGTTGCTCAGTTAACTGGGAATCAAGAGTTCAATGATCTCAAGAAGATCTTGGGTCTCCAACAGGGAAAAGACTACAAAGATGTATCCGAGCTCCGCTATGGTCGTCTCATGATTATGACTGATGCGGATAACGATGGTTCGCACATTAAGGGTCTGATCCTAAACATGATTGACTACTTTTGGCCCAGTCTTCTCAAGTTGGGATTTGTTGTTTCAATGGTTACACCGATTATCAAGGCTTCTAGGGGTAATCAAAGTAAATCCTTCTATACAGACTCTGCGTTTCGTGCGTGGTACGGTACCGGTCAATCTGGTTGGCGTATCAAGTACTACAAGGGTTTGGGTACCTCAACTTCTGCGGAAGCTAGGGAGTACTTCAAAAAGATTGAAGACCTTACCGTCAAGTTTAATACAGATGTAATGTCTGATAAGTCTATTACCTTGGCATTTGACAAGAAGAAGGCTGATGACCGTAAGACATGGCTTCTAGAGAGTACAGCCAAAGAAGCCAATGAACTTGAAGTACCTTACGGGAAAGTAAAACAACTGGCTATCACAGACTTTGTTCACAAAGATCTAGTGAATTTCTCGCTCGCTGATTTGAAGCGTTCTATTGCCCACGTTTGTGATGGACTCAAACCTTCACAGCGTAAGGTAATGTATTCTTGTTTTCAAAGGAATTTGACTGCGGAGATGAAAGTAGCTCAATTGGCTGCATACGTGGCAGAAAAGTCTGCTTACCATCACGGTGAAGTATCCCTCGCTGATACAATTGTGAAGTTAGCCAATGACTATACAGGCTCCAACAATTTGAATCTCCTAGAACCTTGTGGTCAATTTGGTACCCGTCTTATGGGTGGGAAAGACGCATCCCAGACAAGATACATTTTCACACGATTGACACCTGAAGCGAGAAATGTATTTGATCCTCGTGATGATGCGATTCTCACCTATCTAGACGACGATGGTCGCTCTATTGAACCCGAGTTCTATATGCCTACTCTACCTATGATTTTGGTGAATGGAAGTGAGGGTATTGGCACTGGTTTCAGTTGCTATATACCTCCATTTAACCCCAAAGATATTCGGAACAATATCCTCAATTTCCTTGATGGTAATCCTATCAAAAGGATGAAGCCTTGGTTCAGAGGTTTCAAGGGAAAAGTGTTTGAGCAAGATGATGATTCATGGATAACCCAAGGTGTATGGACTAGTGTTGGAAGAACGGTTAAGGTGACTGAACTTCCCCCGGGGCGCTGGACCCAGGATTACAAGGAACACCTCGATACTCTCGTTGAAAAGAAAATCATCAGTGGTTTCACAAATAACAGTACAACCGAGAATGTGGATTTCCTCATTCAAGACTACAATGGCAAAGATGCTGTTAAGGATCTCAAACTTCAAAAGACTTTCCGAACCTCGAACATGCACTTGTTCCACCCCACCAAGGGTATTCATAAGTATGAAACCCCTGAGATGATTCTGAAAGATTTCATCACCCTTCGTCGCGAATATTACAATAAGCGAAAAGAGTATCTAATCAAGGTTCTTGAGGCTAAATCTAAGATGTGTGACTATAAGTCTCGCTTTGTGTCTATGGTCATCAATGGAGACATTGTTGTCTTCCGTCGTAAAAAGCAGGATCTTGAGAACCAATTATCTGATCTGTTCCCAGAAGTAAATGGAAGCTACGACTACCTTCTAAACATCAAGACGGTTCAGTACACAGATGAGAGTGTCAGAGATCTTTTGGCACAGTCCAAACAAGCAAAAACAGAACTCCAGATTATGAAGTCTACTTCTCCTATGACAATGTGGAAAGATGATATTAAAAATATGTAGACAATAGATAAGTATGGGTGAAGCGGCAAAAATTTCACTTAAAGCTATTGGAAAGCAAGACACGTACTTGCTTTGCAAGGATCCAGCGGAGTCTTTCTTCAACCCGAATACTACAAGAAGGCATTCTGACTTTCGGAAATATCACAGGAGTAAGAATGTAATCAATTCGGGGCAGATCCCTAATTGGCCTTTTGGGCAAACCATAAAGGTTCAGTTTAACCCTCAAAATATGGGCGACTTGCTTAGCAATATGTGGTTGAGCATAAAAATGCCTAAGGTCACAAATGGGAATTACGCTGATCAGTTAGGGAGGCATATTCTCAAAAGTGTATCGATGTTCGTGGATGATACAGAGTTGGAAAAGATTGAGAGTGATTGGGGAATTATATACGATGAACTTTATTTAGAAATGTCTGAAAAAGTAGCAAATAGATTTCTTGTAAACAGAAGTATTGGTTTTGATGACTCTACTATAACAGACTCAGTCTCTAGACTTGAGACAGATCTAATGATACCTATGCAGTTCTTCTTTGCTCGTAAATACGCGAGTGATGAGTACACAACTAATAAACCAAATAGACCCTACTTCCCTACATGTGCCGTACATAAACAGAAAATTGAATTTGTACTAGAGTTTCATAAACAATCTTTCTTCACAGATACATTAGATACCCTCATTCTTGATGATTTCAAACTTATTACTGAGGAAATCACAGTGAGCCCCGAAGAGAGGAATTATCTCAGTCATGAAAGACAAGTTGTTGTAACTGATTTAGTTCGTAAACATCCAACAACCGTGAGTGAACTTGGTAAAAATGCGATTCGTACAAACTTGGTTCCAAACATCCCTGTGAAGTGTCTTCATTGGTTTTTGAGAAATACCAAGTTTGAGAACGTGGATGAGAGTGTGGCCCTCGAACCTAAACAGATAGGTGCTAATATTATTGGCACTAACGCAAACGATGATTCGGGGTACTCAGTGGCTCTGTCACCCGATGGCACTACTATAGCTATAGGTGAACCCAAGTATGAATTACAAGTTGATACAAGCCCCGAGGATGGAGAAATAGATAATCCCAATCAAAATAAGGGTCGTGTTAGGGTATTCAAACTTATTTCAGGAACTTGGACCCAATTAGGTACCGACCTGATTGGCGCAGGCGACGGAGACTTATTCGGAACAACTGTTTCTTTATCTAACACAGGTACAGCCCTTGCTGTGGGTGCACCAATTCATGACAGTAGTAAAGGACATGTCCGAGTCTACCAATACAATGGAACAGCTTGGGGTCAATTGGGAGATGACATTGATGGGGGAACTGTGGGTGAGAAATTTGGAACATCGGTTTCTTTATCCAGTAATGGCACTCAGGTTGCTGTAGGTGCACCAGATTTTACCGAGGTTGGTTTTACTAATAGAGGACGTGTACAGATTTGGACATACACGGTTGGTCCCGGTTGGCAACAAACTGGTTCAAATATAGACGGTGTTGGTGGTGGTGATAAATTTGGTTCAGCTGTATCTCTTTCTGATCCTTTCACGAGTGGTGGTAATGATAGTGTAGTAGCTGTGGGTGCCCCCGGTCATCAGTCAAGTAAAGGACATATTAGAGCTTTTGTATACAATGGAACAGCTTGGGTACAACGACCCGCCGGCGTTGATCTAGATGGTTCTGCGACAGGTGACGAATTTGGAACATCTGTGGATCTTTCTAAAAACGGTCTTTATCTAATTGGTGGTGCACCAAAAAATGATACCGGTGGCTCAAATGCTGGACATGCGCGCGTGTTCTTTTATAGCACAAGTGGTAGTGGTGCGTGGGCACAAATTGGACCAAACATTAATGGAATAGTTGCCAATGAACAATCTGGTACATCAGTGTCAGTTTCAAATACTGGTACAAGAGTTGCTGTGGGTACACCAACCGCAAATCGTTCAAGAGCCTACAATTATTCGCAGGTATCAAACGTACCTGCTTGGGATAGATTACATCGTGACATGGGTGGAACTGGAAGTGGTGGTTCTATGTCTATGTCGGACGAAGGTTTAAGATTAGTTGTAGGTTCACCCACATTTAATGGTATAGGTCAAACACAAGTTTTTGATCTTCCCACAAACGACGAAGAACTTTATTTATGTCAAAATCGTTTCAACTTTTCATCGAATGTCAGCTTTGATGATCAACTAACTTTTTTCAGTCCTATTATGAAAGATGCGAGTTTTTACATTAATGGAACCAAGTTGCCGAATGTTACAAACACGAATCACAATTATTTCAAATATCTAATCCCCTATAGGTCAAGATTATCTAGGCCTATTAGGAATATATACACATACAGTTTCTCGATGAATCCGATCAATGTGGAGCCATCGGGGAACTTGGATTTTAGTCAGATTCAATCCGATAAAACAAATATTGAAGTGAATCTAGATACTACCAAGGTGGATACATCGTCGAATACGTATGCTCTCCACATGTATTATACCGGTTATCAAACATTTATATTTGAAGAGGGACGGGTACAACCTGTTGCTTATTAAACAAGGAACTCCTATGATCCCTGATATAATCTATAATCTTATTCTTGATACACCATTTGATGAAATTTAGCTGTGCTAAAGTCGTATGAATTTCATGAGATGTACCTGGCACTGAATAAGGAAACTTCTGGGATCTACAAAATGGATCGAAAAGCTTTTTCGAGTACCCATCTAAGCTAGACTTATAAGCATAATGTACAGTGAATATTTTTCCATCACCCGTCTTATAGGATGTATGATTTTTCTTAGCGTAATTAGTGATAAACCATTCGAGATTTCTCAATGAAATACCACTTGTTTTGTCTAGTATATTCAATAACTTGGATCGGTTGTCTTCTTCGCTGTAAAAGTTGTTTATTGATGTTAGTAGAATATCGGATTTACTCATTATTTAATAATGAATCTAAATCTATAAGCCTATTAGACGAAAAAGATCTTTCACAAGCCGGACACCCTGCAACATTTCTAAGACCTGGACCATGGGTATGACCATTGAAAGTTTCATGAAATCTCTGTTTAATTTTTTCACCTTGTTTTTGGTGTTTCCCACAATATCCGTTATGAATACCCTTGAAAGTACACCTAGAACCATCTGGTTTTGTTCCCATACATGTACTTGTTACGGAAACACATGGAATATCTTTTAGAAGTAGCTGTAACGATATCTGGTATTTCTTAGATATCGTTTCCGCATACTCAGTCAATAAAAGATCCATGCGCAACTTCAATTCTTCCTCTAACAGATCTGCGATTTTTTCATTAAGACTCATGACTTATCTATCTCTTGTTCGTATTTTTTAAATATGTCTTCAACACTTTCTTCTCGTTGAACACGAGCATTTTTTATACGATCTTTTAGATCCGTGATTTTACCATCAAAATCTAGACCGAGTCTTTTACATTCCTCTATCAGATCCACTTTCTTCATAGTACTTAGGGGAGGTTCACGCTTCTTTGGTGGTGGTTTGCATTGGGTAATCAATTCACCAAAGATTTCCTGCTTCGTGTTCTCAAATAGTGGATCAAGTAGATCACACACAGGATTTAAAAACTTATTGATGAAGTAGTATTTATAATCAACTGGGAGGTTTTGCTCTTCAACATATTTTGGATCCTCTGATTTTTCAAAAGCCTTAGCTTTAGGGTCACCCGTGTTTACAAGTAGGTATGGAACACGGTCACCAGATTGTGGTTCAGACCCAGGTTTACGTTGCCTCATCTTATTAACAACCTGAACATGCGCTTGATTGATATTACAGCTCTCAGGACTTGTTATAGATACCGATTGTCCAGAAACCTTATAACTATCTGACAAAGATTGACTCAAAACCAATTTCTCATTTGGAACATCACCCGAAAGGAGTTCAACTGCGCGCTCCTTCGCAAGCTCTTTTGGTGGTCCGGTGTCACTTGAGGTCAGTACAACATCTAGGAGTTCTTTACAAACCTCCCTAACGTGGGGTGTATTATCTCTACGAACAACTTGGAGTCCCTTGATATCAATGTAATCCATGTTCATATTACCATCCCTACCCTTCGTCCACAATTTAGCAGCGTAACGTTTCTTAGAGTACAGGAAATAAGGCCAGTATACCTTCTCAAGCTCTAGATTGTTAGGCTTTTTGAAAAGAGCTGAACACTCTTCAGCAGCTCTCTCACCAATCTCCCAACTGTATTTGACGGCTTCTTCACCTTTGCGATCACCCACATCAAATTCAACCATGACTGAATCCGTGTCACCATATCTCACCTTTGAACCCGGGAAGTTTTTCTCAACGTAATTCTTAGTCTCTTCAATCATTGCGCGACCTCTAAAGGTTGTAGTAGACGCAATAGGTACACATGGAAGAATACCCTTACCAGCGCCAGTAAATCCATAGACTGAGTTCATACTGATTTTATAGGCCAACTGTTTACCATTGTAGACCTCCTTCATATAACCTGTCGCAGCTGCCATATCCTTCTTAGCCTTTTTACGGAACTGCTTAAGCTCTAGAAGGATAGCCGGTAGGAGGCTAGGAACATCTTGTGCAAACTTGTAAGTCTTTGCACCAATCTTGAACGTTTCATATTCAATACCAGGTATGTTGCCATAGTCCTTCTCATTCATGACATACGAGGAGTAACAGAGGTTGTGAGCCATCATGATACTCGGGTACAGAGCCTCAAAATCTAGGGCAGTAATCGGAGTGTAATACGCACCCTTTTGGGCTTCCAGAACCGTTGCTCCCTCATATTGTTCCTCGGGTAACTGTCCCCAGCGAATTGTTGGTACCATAAATCCCATTTCACGAGCTTTTTTTGTAAGTTGGGAGAAGACCTTAATCTGCTGCCCCCGTTCTACTAGAAAGCAAAGTGGTACCCAAGTAGCTTTAGCCATCTCAAGGAGATTGAGTAGGATACACATCTTCTTCATGAGTTTGTGTGGTAACAATGTATCCTTGATACAGTACTCTGCAACTTCTCGTAGCTTCACGGGGTCACCTTCTAGATACCGAGCAAACATTTCCTTTGGAGCCATGTCAATCTTTTGATCTCCAAGATAGAGCTTGGAAACTTCATTGAGTTTGTAACTGTCAAGTTTGTACCCCTTCTTTACCTCATGAAACAAATCAAAAATGAAGCGACCACTCATTGGGAGCAGTTTCAGTACATTATCACCCAAAGCACTTGAACTCAACTTCTTGATGGAAATCTCACATGTCTGTGATTTCAATTTACCCATCTTGAAAAATTCAGGGTTACAACCAGTCATAAACGCCCTCGTGTAAATGTAGTTAAGATCAAAACCAAAAATATTCCAACCAGTAATGATGTCTACATCTTTCTCATGTATATACTTCTGAAATGCCTCGAGCATCTCCCTTTCCGTATCAAAACTAATAATAGTAGAACCTTCTAGGTTTGTATCAGTTTTCTTGTAGCAAAGACATGTTTTATCGTAGGGTTCATCGTTACCAAACGTACACAAAGAAATAGCAATTTGGAAACACGCGTCACCTCTTACGTCTGGATCTGGGAATTTACCAGTAGAACTGTTACACTCAATGTCAACTGATGCCACAACAAATGGAGCAATATCATCACGTGCGACGGGCTTTAGGGTTTTCCAGTCATTGCAGAAAAGATCAATATCCACCTTGGCCAAGTGTGTACGAACACAACTATCACCAGAGTTTAGCCACCCAGTTGATTGAATACCTGTTCTATGCATCAAACGAAGTACAGGGTCAATATTAGACTCAAAAACTTTGAATCTTTCAGTACCATAGGAGAATTGAATAGGATTCTTCAACATATAATCAACACGACGCCGGCTCGCTAAATTTTTGAAATCCAATTTCATATAGGAAAATTCCTTATTATTTTGAAAACCCCAAACATCCTTAGACCTCATGATGGAATATGAAACCAGACAGTTGGGACTCTTTTTGTCCAGAACTCGGTAGATTTCTTGGACTTTTTGTTGCGTGACATGTTCAGGAAGCTTGACGAAGAAGTATGGTGTAAACGCAGTTGTTACACAAATGGATTTACCATTCTCAGTCTTACCAAAAATACTCACTAAATGCTCCTCATCCGTGTCTACTGTTTCCCATGTGAGTGCTTGAAATTCAACACCCATCCCGATATGTATACATTGAGCTAAAATTTTAATATCGTTTACTAATAAATGTCAGCTGCTTTAATTGACCTCGTGTCGGTGGGTGTCCAGGACGTCTACATCACTGGTCAGCCCGAGGTGTCGTTTTTTAGACAAAATTATAAGAGGTATACCAACTTCGCAATCAAGCCAGAGAGGCTCGACTATATCGGTACCTTCGGTAGCGGTAATGAGGTTACCATTCCCATCAAGACTAAGGGTGATCTCTTGAGTTATGTGTGGATTGAGGCTGAGAACATCGGTGGCGTTGGTAACGCCGATACCGGTTTCTTCGACAAGGATGATTCCACCACCACTGAGTTCCAGCTTTGGATTGGTGGCCAAAAGGTTTCCCAGATTGATGCCCTCTACATCCAGGGTGTCCATAACCTTTTGTACAAGGATACTCAAGCCAAGGCTTCTTGTGCTTTGACCCTTGATGAGTGTCCCCAAAATGCGTTAGGTTCGTCTACTTCAGCGAACCATTACGTTCTCCCCTTTTTCTTCTCGGATGACTGGACTAAGTCTCTCCCACTAGTCGGATTACAATATCACGATGTGGAGATCAGGGTGAAGTGCAGGAATGGTACGTTTGCCCCCAGCAACGTCAAGGTATTTGGTACGTATGTGTACCTTGATACCCCCGAACGTGATTTCTTCGCCAACAATGAGCACGAGATTCTCTTCACCCAAACTCAACACCAACTCATGAGTGCCGCGGATACCGAGGTTGATCTTACCTACTTCAACCACCCAGTCAAGGCTGTCCACGTTGTTTCTTCGGAGGCTGATACCAATAAGTGGTCTACTAACTGGACTTTCGATACCGCCACTCTCTACATTAACGGTACACCTCTCTTTGAGAATATGTCCGCCGCCTTCCACCACAACGTTGTCCCAGAGATGCACTGCTCCGTCCTCCCCCAAGATGCTCTCAGCACTGTATCCACCTTCACTTGGCCTTTCTGCATCACTATGAACAAGTCCCAGCCAACTGGAACCCTAAATTTCAGCCGAATTGATACTGCCAAGTTATCCCTCGCGGGTACTGGCACCAGGAACGGTAACATGGTTCGCGCGTACGCCGTAAATTACAATATTTTACGTGT